AATCATTTTTTGAAATTTTATCACATCTACTTTTACATTTTCATTCTCTAAATCTCTTAAAGATTCTAAATTAATTCTCATGTCCATTTTTAATTAATTCAAAGAAAACTAAAATATATTTTTAACTAGTCTCTTAATTGCCTGCTAATATTATTCGAAACACAAAGCAATAAATTGCTCTTATTCGTGCTAAAATTTTAGCAAATAGCATTTTACACTATTCATTAACCGGTGTTTGCCAATACTATCCTGTTTTTGCGTTTATACAAAATATATTTAAGGGAAAATATTAATTAAATACTTATGATTAAATTAATGAAACGGGGGTATGCCAAATTTCAAGCCGAAGTCTAACAAAACTATAAAATATAATAAGAAAACGGCAGTCACGCTTGATAACAAGCACAAGGAATTTTTAAATGATTTCATGAAAGATGATTACAATACAATCCCCGAATTAAAATTGGAAAGGCAAGAAATACAACATAAAATCAATAGTGGTGAACTTTCTCTCGAGGTACGTCTTGACATGGAAGATCAGATGAAGGTTTTAACGGAACGGATCAAGGGTCTAAAAACAAAGAAAAAGGAGTATTTTCTTGACAATTCCAAATATATTTTTGAATATTTTGAAAATAAAAAGGACATATCCGTCGGGAATAAAGCAGTTGCGTCGACGAATAAATCAAAAATAGTAAACTCATTTTTTAAAATTAGGGATGAACCGGCTATTGATAATACAGAACACATCGAAAACAGCAATATTGTTCAAAAATATTTAAGTAATATTGATGACATGTTTATCGATGTGAATTCGTTCATTTATCAAACGGATATCTGCAAAGTTTGTCACGTAGGCGAATTAATACCATTAGAAGACGAGGGTGTTCTAGTATGCAACAACTGCTCTAGAAGTATCCCCTATTTAATTGAAAACGAAAAACCGTCATACAAGGAGCCGCCCAAGGAGGTCTGTTTTTATGCTTATAAAAGAATTAATCATTTCAAGGAAATTCTCTCTCAGTTTCAAGGGAAAGAGACTACACAGATTCCACCAGAGGTTGTTGAAGATATTAAGGTTCAGATCAAGAAGGAGAGAATTGATATATCACAGATTACCAACGCAAAAACAAAGGAAGTTCTTAAAAAGCTGGGATACAATAAATATTATGAGCATATACCGTTTATTAAGGATAAGCTTGGAATCAAACCACCAGTAATGTCTCCGGAACTAGAAGAAACTCTTTGTAATCTTTTTTCTGAGCTACAAGCGCCATATTCGAAATATTGTCCGGATGACAGAGTCAACTTTTTAAATTATTATTATACTGCGTATAAGCTTTGTGAATTGTTAGGCGAGGAGAAATATTTACCGTTATTCCCGCTATTGAAAGACAAGGAAAAACGAATAGAGCAAGACGCGATTTGGAAACAAATATGTAAAGAACTTGACTGGGAATTTATTCACACCGTTTAAATAAAAAGGCAACTTAAAAGAAGGGTTGGTTTATCAAATCAAATCGAATCAAAATAATATAAAACAACATTGTTATATTATTTTTAAAATTTAGTAAAATAAATACTATTTCTATATAAATGGGAAGATTTAAGAATTTCTATACAACTTGTAATCGTGCCGGAGCAAGGGCTTTTAACTTTGATAATCGTAATGTGCGAATTATAGGTCAGAGACAACCACAATCACAACCACAACAACTTACATTGACAACAACTCCAACACCTATAACTGGATTGGTGCTATGCCAAGAGTGTGCCGATCCTACTGAAATAAATTTACATTATAGTAAAGCATTTGTATTATCTTGTATGGATTTTAGATTGAGAGATAATTTAACATGCAATTTTACATATATGGGATTTAAAAATAATTATGATGAATTTATTTTAGCGGGTGCTAGCTTGGGGTACAATGGTTTACTCGATTATAACTGGCAATCATGCGCAGACGCCCATATCGAACTATCTCACGGGTTACACGAAATAGGCGAAATAATACTTATAGATCACATGAGTTGTGGTGCTTATAAGGCAAAATATGGCAATATAACTCCCATCGAAGAATATGAATATCACATCGTTAATTTAAACAGCGCTGCTAAAACAATACAAGAAAAATATCCTTCATTTACTATAAAAAAATTTATTATTTCGATTGACGGAGGCTTAATTGTAGATATAGATAGTTATAAAGGCATTTTTCCGTTTTAGAGTTTTAATTCTCTGGTCTATACGGAAACAATTTTAGTAAATTGGTGTTATAAACTGAGAAATTTGGGTCGGAACTATTAGCTCCCACTCCATTTCCAAAACACCTACCGCCTCTCTGCTTACGCGTCTGTCGTCGAGACTTTTTACCACACCGGCTCTTTATTATTCGCCGTTTAGACTTCTTCCTCATTTGTTTCGTCATAATATATTAACAATAGATTAAATATATTATAAGCTTAGTTTGTTAGTTTGTTAGTTCGTTGTTATACTCTTAACTCAACTTAAAATCCACCTGGGAATTTAACCAAGTTGGCACCGATACCGAAACCTGCACCAGAGCGGGCAGTAGCACCCATGCTCGGAACGTAGGTGTCAAGAATGCTGAATGTGGCAGCAGCAGTCAAGGCAATCAACACGATTTCCTCAATATTCAAGGAACGTTTAGGAATAGCATAGGCAGCAATTGCAACCATTAAACCCTCAACAAGATACTTAATGATTCTCTTAACTAGTTCAGCGATGTTAATCAATCCGTTCATTATACTAAATCAAAAGAAAAAAATATATATATTGCGATAAAAAACTTAAAATTAAATACTCTAAATAACTAAATGGATCGATCCAAAGGTAAAGGTGTTGAAAGAAAGCAACTAAACGGCAAGCCCAATCCCAAATATGTTGATTTGTTGGAGGAGGATAAACCAATTGCTGGACAGAAATTCGCGTGTATTTCATTTTGTTCCCCCGAAAAAATTCTCAAGGAAAAGCAGGTCTTCTTGTTCGAAGAATTCCTAAAGGGCTGGGATTTCAGCAAATCAATGGAGAAGTTTGTTCAGTTTCTAAACTTTGTTTCTTATAAATACAACATTTCGTTCGACGATGTTTCTAACGATTTTAAGGAGTTTGTAAAGGAGGAGCGCGAAACACTTGTTAAATCAAGCATGGACGACGACTACAAGACATTTATCGATAAGAACGAAGACGAGCTGCAGAAGAAATTTGATATTGCGCATAACTTTCAAACAAATACTCGCGGTTTAAAAATTCGCGGTTCTTACCCTTCACAAGAAGAGGCAGAGTTGCGCTGTAAGTTGTTGCGTGAGGCAGACCCGAATCACGACGTATATGTTGGTCCGATTGGTATGTGGATGCCGTGGGACCCTGAAGCATATAAGACTGGTCGCGTTGAATATATGGAGGACGAGCTAAATCAATTGATGAGTGAGAAGAACAAAAATGAGGCAAACGCCAAGAACACATTTGAGCAGCGCGTGAAGGAAACCAAACAAAAGGCAATCGATGAAAATATCAAGGCCGCTGAGAAGTCCGGAAATACACTAACACAAACCATCGATGCGCAGGGTAATTTAGTTGGCGTAAATAGTGCGAATACCCAAGAATCCGCGCTCAGAGAACAGGACAATATATCTACTGCCGATATTTGTATGGAATTGTTTGAGGGTGAAAATATTGTTTCTGGTAAAACTGATAATGGTGCGAGTCAGCTAGTAAGCGGCCCATTTGCTCAAAAAAACACCCTTGAGCAGGTTGATTAACACAGAATGAAAACAGTATAAAAATAAATATATAAAAACATTTTACATATAATATAAAAAATGAAAATTTGTTATATTATTTCTACTTGCGACAAGTATCTCGAAAATCGTGTCAAATTTCAAAAAGAGACGTGTTTAAAAGATGTTCCAAATGATGATATTTATTATCTAACATCCAGACCCGACATCCCGAAGAGACAATTTGGATGGTATGCCATGGACGACGACAAAAACATAACATGGAAATATATCCATTTTATTTATAATATGAATATACCACATTATGATTGGTATATATTTATTGATGATGACACGTTTGTTTATAAAAACAGACTGCAAAATTTATTAACAAATTATAATTGCGAAGACAGTTATTATATTGGAAAAGAATTAGATCATATAAAGAGAGATTTTTGTTTATATATGTCCGGGGGAGCTGGATATGCTATATCAAATGCGTTATATACCAAAATTACAACCTATGTAAAACAAACCGGAATTAATACTTGTTTTAAACATTGGTGCGACGACTTGTGTATTGGTTTGTGGATACAGGAAATGTCAAAAGATACAAAGATAAATCAAATAAACAGTGATCTATTCAATGTAGGTTTACATGCGAACGACGCGGAATTACAAACTGCGATAACATTTCACAAGGTTACAACGGAAGATCAATTCTTTTTTTATAACTCAATAGAAGATGCGCCGGCGATTATAACAGAAGAGAGAAGAAATGACACTACTGTATTTACACTAATCACTGACGTAGGTTACTTTGTCCGAGCCAAACGAACCATTATTGATTTGAGAACAAGAGGCAACTGGCGCGGTCAAATTGTGTTAATAACTATCGGGTTCAATGCGAATAAAAATTTTATGGAGTTTTATAATGTAACAGAAGTGTCGTTCCCTTCGATAAATAAGAGTAATTTAATTGAAAAAATTGGTGTCAACGGGTTTATAGATACGACGGATAAGAGAGAAATTTGTAAATTGAACCAATGGGAAAAATTACACGTATTCGACGAATATTTTATGAGATGGTCTCGGGTTGTATATTTAGATGCGGGGCTTCGCGTTCTAGATGATGTTAAATATCTACTTGAACTCGAATATAAGGATAGAATATTAGCCCCTCAGGATGGGAAATTATATGACGACGCTCCACCGTTTAAGTGTCAAATGAGTTACGATAATCCAGACCTAGTGGCCGATTTACAGCGCGAATTCGGCGATCATATTTTGACTTCAAATTATATGCTTAATTGTGTGTGGATTTATGATACAAATATACGGCGACTATGCGATAAAGCGCAGCTAATAGAAGCGATGAATAAATATCCATTGTGTAAAACAAATGAAATGGGAATAATGAATATAATATTACATTTTAAATATAATTTGTGGGAGCGTTTACCTATTAAAGCGTCAAATGGCAAGATTCTATTTGATTGGTGTGAATTAAATAACCCAGGAACAAAATGGAGTGATTACTGTTATATTAAATATCCTGTGACAATTAGTTTTGAAGATTGTTAGAATAGCTTTTAATTTGTTATTTAAAGCTGAGTCTTGAATCTTTCTACCATTTGCTCGCCTTTTTCACGCTAATTTTTGGTCCTGCGCCTCGTTTTTTCACCGCATTTGGGTCATATTGTTCCTCCTCTTCGTCGTCCTTAAGGTTCTTGGACAAATCCCAAAATTCTTTCGACCCTAATCTGAAATCGCCGTGGTTATCTGCCTTGTACCAAAATACCTGGTCATGTAATTTATTTGATTTCGAGTTGTTATTAATAACCAAACACTCGTAGTTTTCGGTACATTGATCCATCACCTGACAAAAGCTCTCAAATGTCGGGAACATACCCGCATAATTTTCATAGATTCGTTTTCTGTTTGCGATATAATTCTCTCTAAGAATGAAAACATAATCAATATTTGTTCTCAGTGTGGGCGGAATACCTAGGGGATATTGCATAGTTATCACTAACATCACCTTCCAGTGTCTTCCGTTCATAAATAGTAAACGCATTAGTTTATCTCGTGACCATGTATTGTCATAGAGACAATCATCTAAAATAACAAATGCTCTGGGATCAATGTTGCTGCGTTTATACGTCTCCATTTCCTTTTTAATTTGTTTAAGAACGGTTCGCTGTCGTTTTAGAATATTTTCAATGATAGCCGAGTTGTACTCGTGGTGAACAAACAACTTGGGCACCATTTTTGCGTAAAACCCGTTACCTTCTTCAGTGCCCGAAATTACCGTTCCAATTGGAATATCCTGCTGATAATATAACAAGTCTCTAACCAAGAAGGATTTACCAGTGTCTCTCTTACCGATTAACACAACCACGGGACCCTTATTTTCATTTGGCTTAAAGCTGATATTTTTCATATCAAATTTTTTTAATTCTAATGTCATTTTAATAAATCGATAAAATAAATATATTATGCTAAACGA